ATGCAATCCTACTTACTTGATAAGAGATTGTTCACCGTTGCTTTTATAGGAGTTGACGAGTGAATAATTCGGACAATATTAAAACAAAGGGTTACAAATACAAAGACGAGTTTTGCCAGATGTTAATTGATCACCTTAAAGAAGGAAGGACAATCGACACTTTTGGTGCAACTGTTGGAGTTGTTAGGTCTACAATTTACGAGTGGATTGGCTCCATTCCAGAATTTAAGGAAGCATTTGATATTGGCTGTCAACTTGCTCAAGACTGGCATGAAGTTAGGTTAAACGCTAAAATATCAGGCAAACCAACACCTGGGGTTGATTCTAAAAAAATAGACACAACTGCTCTTATTTTTGCTCTCAAGACAAGATTCCACAAAACATACGGTGATAAAGCTGAGGTTCAAAGTTCTGGTGAAATCAAGATTGTAATTGATAATCAGGACATCAATTTATGAGAAGAAGCATTCCTGGTTGGGAAGATTATGATGCAACCAACGATGGGTTAATTATATCCAAAGAGAGATATGTTACTTATTTTAATAATACTGCCAAAAGAAAAGAAAGAGTGCTATCTCAGGCAAAATCTAGAGATGGGTACAAACATGTATTATTGCAAAAAGATAAGATCAGAAAAAATATGTTAGTCCATAGACTTGTGTACATGGCATTTCATGGAGAAATACCTAGTGGATTTGAGATAAACCATAAAGATGCAAATAAAAGTAATAATAGATTGGATAATCTTGAACTTGTCACAAGATCAGATAATTTAAAACATGCATGGGATAACAACTTGCGATGTCAAAATGGTGAAAAAAATCATAGATCGAAAATAAAAGAAAAGGACATTAACTTAATAATAGATGTCTACAAGAAAACAAAGTCTCTTGTTAAAGCTGCTAAATATCTTAAGGAAAATCACAATATTCATATCGGAAGGGCAAATATCCATTTAATAGCATCGGGAAAAGCATGGAAACATGTCGCAAGAGTTTAAAAAAACTACCATTCAAAAAAAAGCATTAGAACTATTAAGTTCTGATTGTAAACATATTTCTCTTTTGGGGGGAAGTAGAAGCGGCAAGTCGTTTATCATCTTATACGCTTTGTTTGTGCGAGCTTGCAAAGTTAAATCTAGGCAAGTGGCACTCAGGAAAACATTTAACTCTATTAAAACTTCATTATGGATGGACACCGCTATAAAAGTTTCTAAAGTTTGCTTTCCTAATCTTCCTCTTCAATGGAATAAGACAGATTACTTTATCACTTTTCCTAATGGATCAGAGTTGTGGTTTGCTGGACTTGATGATGACAAAAGAGTTGAGAAAATTCTAGGAAAAGAATACTCAAGCATATTTTTCAATGAAATTACACAAATGGACTACCGATCAGTGCAAATGGCGTTGACAAGGTTAGCCGAAAAGAACGATTTAAAAAAGAAAGCCTATTATGATCTTAACCCAAGTGAGAAGACGCATTGGGGATATTATCAGTTTATCAAAAAGCTTAATCCTGCTGACAATGAGCCGCTTTTAGACCCCGATAACTATGCATGGTTAAGAATGAATCCAAAAGATAATATAGAAAACATTGATCAAGATTATTTAAACATGCTTAAATCCATGCCAGAAAGAGAGCGTATGAGATTTCTTGATGGAGAGTTTCAGGACGAGTCAGATGGCCAGGTTTACTATGAGTTTAGAAGAGAAGATCACGTAAAAGACTTCCAAGAATATCCAGGGACAAAATTTATTTTTGCCGATTTTAACGTGATGCCCCATTGTTCCGTCGTTGCTCAAGTTATTAATGGACAAATCCAAGTCATAGATGAGTGGTTTCTTGAAAACTCAGATACTCCAAAAGCTGTATTTGAGTGGTCAAAGAAATACAAAGGTGCTCGGGTTATCCCAGACTCAACCGGACGAAACAGGAAAACATCAGGTCAATCTGATTTTGACATCATTAAAGCAGCCGGGTTTATAATCGAGTCTACTTATAATCCATTCGTAAAAGATCGGGTAAACTTAATGAATCTCAGGCTAAAAGAAGGCAAGATTCTGATTCATCCTAGATGCAAAAAGCTTATTAACGACCTTGAGAAGGTTCAGTGGAGAAACAACGAGCTCGATCAAAAGACAGATCCAATGCTAACCCATATATCTGATGCGCTAGGTTATGGTTGCCATAAGCTATTGCCTCAAACTACACTAAATCTAACTCCAAGCACCAAGGTGAGATAATCATGGAAGAAAAACTATTAGATATTTCTTACAGAAAACAAATCATTCGAGAGATCAAGTCGGATGAAAACATTCAGCGAAAGATTGTTTCCTACAAGAAACAGAATATGCAGGAAGATAACTTTTACCAGTATGTAAAAGAATATCTTGAGTCAAAGCTAGACGCTAATACCGTTTCTGAGATGTCTATTTTCGCATCAATTAACCTTCAGAGGCGCATATCTAAGGCAGAAGCTAGTCTATATAAAAAGCCACCGACCAGAAGTGTATTTGTAGGGGCAGATAAAATTGAAGAGCTTGATACGATCTTCTCCGATCTTGATGTTAATACCGTTTTAAGAATGGCAAACGAGTCTTACAAGTATGAGGGCCAATGCGCTATTCAATGTTACCCACAGGACGGAAAGCTTAACTTAAGGGTTCTTTTACCCCATCATTTTGATGTTATCCCTAACGAGATGAATCCCGAGATTCCTGAAGTTTATATCGTATCGAATTTCGATAACACTCAACGAGATTACATTAGACGAGAAGACCGCAGGACTGGATTCTCTCAAGGTGATAAGTACAGAGACTCAATCAACCAAGCAATTTCTGATTATGATGACCAGGAACTTGCCAAAGAGCGATTCTACGTGTGGTCTAAATCATTTAACTTTGTAATGGATGGACTCGGAAACATTCTTGATAAGGGTACAGAATCGGAAATTGTTTCTCAGACTGAAGAGAACGATCCTAATATCATGTCCCCTCTTGCTGAGTATCAGTGCCTTCCTTTTATTGACGTGAGCTCAGGTAAAAACTTTGAGTTCTGGGTGAGAGGCTGGGATTCGCTATTTGATGCGACTATCCTTTATAACGTCATTCTAACCTCAGAGTTTCAAACTGTAGAAATGCAGGGTCATGCCCAAGCTTATTATCGTGGAGATGCTAATCATCTTCCTGAGAATATGAGGATAGGGCCTGATAAAGTAATTATCATTCCTGTTGATCCACAAAATCCAACTCAAGGAGAGTTTGGTTTTGCTAATCCTGGATCAGATTTGACTGGTATTAGAGAGTTCAGAGAATCATTCCTAAGAGCTTTCCTTTCAAGCCGTGGACTAGATACATCAGTGGTATCTGGAAGCCCACAGGCATCGACCGCATCTAGTGGAGTTGAAAAGCTACTTCAGATGGTTGAAAAATTTGAAGCATCTCAAGAGGACGTTTCATTGTTCGAAAAGGTTGAAGCTAAACTATTTAACGTGATTTCTTGCTACATCAAAGCATTCAGAGGCGAACGTGTAGATGGAGAGTTAATCCTGTCCGACATTTACCAGATTCAGCTTCCCGAAGATGATGCAGCAATGAATCTACAGGTTGAGTTTGCAAAGCCTGAGATGATCAAGACAGAAATGGAGCTTTTGGAGATTGCCCAGAAAGAAATCGATATGGGTTTAATGTCACGGGTTCACGTTCTTATGAATCTCAAGAAAATGACCAAGGAACAGGCAATTCAACACATAAAAGAAGTTGATGAGTTTGAGGGAATAAATGGCAGCGATCAATCCACCGAAATACTCGAAGAAGGAAGTGTCTCAGAGGTTCAATCTTAAAGAACTTCTTGGATACGAGCCGTCAGAGGATCAAAAAAAGCTGTTCTATGAGCTTGCTGTTGATGCTATGGCCCAAAGAACATTGAATGGATCTGATATAGATGGACGATCATTTAAGCCTTACTCTCCTGAGTATGCCAAATCTAAGGGTGTGTCTGTAAACTCAGTTGACATGGTTTTGACTGGTGAAATGCTTTCCTCGTTTGAAGAATCACAAACCCAAAAGAATATTGTGAAAGTAAAGATCCAGGAAGGTGATAACACTCTTAAAGCTTACAACCATAATGTCGGAGATACGCTCCCTAAAAGGCAATTCTTTGGCTTAAAGGATGTTGGCGGCATAATTAAAAGAGTTGATTCACTTAAAGAAGACACAAAACAAGAAAGAAAACAGAAAATAGACCTAGCAGCAATTAGAAGTGCACTTAATGATATTCGCATCGAGACGGAAGGGTTCAATGGCGAAGATCAAGATTAAAGGTGTTAAGGAAGTTTCTGATAAACTAAACAGAAACATAAGAATAGAGCTTAATAAGATCCTCCGAGATCCGGCGTTAAGACAAAAAGTTGGCCAGATTGTCGTCGATGACATCAAGGCAAATGTAGATTTCGGCTCCCCTGCACCAAAAACGCTAAAATGGCGTGAAACTTACGATCAAATAAATGCTACCGATCCGGCCTACAGTAGAAATAAATTAAATGCAGTTTTTACTGGTGAACTACTTGAAGATCTTAAAAACAATGTGAGAGCATTTCCTACAGAATTAACATTTGAGATTGCCCATAGTGATAAAAGACACAAAAAGTATCAAGGTGTAACTAAAATGATTGGATCTAGATCAAAATACTCCGAAATATCAAAGGGGTTAGTTAAAGATCTTGGTTACAATTATTTTAAATTAACAAATAAGGCAAAAGACAAGATTACCGAACTTATCAAGGAAGAACTATTTAAACTGCTCACTAATATTTAGTGGGTTGACATAACACAAAAAAAGGGTTGACAATGAAAGAACAAGATCAAGCACCCGTGGTGCGAGAAGATTCAGCCAGTGGCGAGTCTGCCGAGAAGAAAGATTCCGTTTCTTATGATTCCTATCAGAAATTACTAAAAGAGAAGAAGTCAGTTCTCTCAAAGTATTCTGAGTTAGAAGCCCAAGTTGCCCAGCTGAGACAAGAGAAAGACATGGCAGAAGGCAATAAGGACAAGGTTATCGAGGAACTTAAAAAACAGAATCAGCAAATAAAATCAGAATACGAGAAAACCAAGCAAACCTACACATGGTCTACCCTAACGGGCGAGATTAAGCGTGAAGCAATGAAGCATGGTTGCAAGGATCCTGATAAGTTATTGCGCCTAATGTCGGATGATGATCTTCGATCTTTAGAAATTGGTGAAGATTTTTCTATTAGTCCGGGTGGTTTAAAAGAGATTATTGAGAAGAATAAGAAAGAAAATCACTTCTTATTTGAATCATCTCCAAAAACTGCTGCCGTTGGAGTACCAGGAAAGAAAGCACCTGTTGAGCCTGAAAAAAATATTAAGGATATGACTTTAGAGGAACTAAGGTCATTGTATAAACAGACATACAAATAACACAGGAGAAATAAATGTCAGTAGCTAAGAATGCAGACGTAGTAAACGTACAAGAAGCACTCGTTGCCGAGGTTGTTCAGAGAGAACTCCAGGCATCAGCTAAGCTTTCCCCACTTTTCGTAGACTTTTCTGAGCTTGTTGGAAAAGGTACAGCATCACTCAAGATCCCTCGTGCAGATTCATTCTCTGTTCGTTCTCGTGATAATGCTACTCCAACAGCTGCAACAGCTGATAACCTTACTTTCGGTTTTGATGAAATCCTTCTTAACCAGTCAAAGTATGTTTACTATGTAATCCCTGGTGATGTTGAGCTCGATGCTAAGCCATCTTACGAGCTTACTGCTGCTGGCCGTGCTGCTTCTGCTCACGCCCGTAACATGGACATTGCTCGAATCGACGCTCTTTGGACTGGTGCTCAATCTGCAAACGATATCGATTTCGCTTCAGGCACTTCTAGCATTGAAGAAACTCTTCTTTCTATGATTGAGAAAGCTGACGAGATCAATATGCTTGATGATGGAAACCGTTTCCTCATCGTTAAGCCAGAGCAGCGTAAGCAGCTTCTTGGTGTAGCTAACTTCGTACAGGCTGACCGTTACGGCGATCGTACACCTATCGTATCTGGCGAGCTTGGCTCCCTTTACGGCGTTCGTGTTGTCATGGTTAACCTCAACGGTGCTACTAACGCAACTCTTGGCGGATCTTTCGGTGATGGCAAAATGATGCTTGTTCACCGTGAGTCTCTTGGTTTTGCTTTTCACCGTCAACCAGCTCACGACATGGAAAAAGCTATCGAGTACGGTGCTGGTTCTATGGCGCACACTTGGGACGTTAAGTACGGCCTTAAGGCAATGCAGGGCGGAGCTCTCATCGTTCGTGCTTGGAACATTCCTTAATAGTTAATGCGTAAACCTGTTGGAAGAATACCTAAATTCATCTCCTCTGAGAGTCCGAAAGGGCTCCAGAGGAAGATGTTACAAGTACAATCCAAACTAGGTTATGGTGTTGAGTGGTTTGACATTCAGCACGACAAAAAGCAATGGATTGCTTGGTACATTGATCAGGATGATATTACTCTTCTAAATATTGAGGAGAAACTAAATGCCCCTACCAGCTAGCGGAACAGAGAGAGACAGAAGCTTTAAAAGTTATGTTGAATCTCCGACTAGGGGATCAGATGGCACCGCCCAAGAAGTATTCATTGGGAATGCTGATGATATAACCATCTCATTTGAAGAGACTATAGCGCAGCAGATATTAAAAGCATCAGACAGAAATAAACAATTTACATGGCTAGACTTTGGAACAAGAAACGAAAGGGTCAGTTCTATTGTATACACCGCTCCATCGGTGGGGTCTTATATACTAACAAAAACATTTTCCTATTCACTTTCAGGTAATGCCTATAGGCTAGATAGTGAAATATTAGTTTTAACATAATCGGAGTTTGAAATGAAATTAGTAGACTTAAAGCTACTTGATAGCGTTGGCGGAACATACGACCAGAATAGAACTACAATTCAAGGTCGAGTCAGTCAGAGAACAATTGACTCTAAGCCTGTTCTTGGCCCTTCACCGACTAGATTTTTGGATGTCTTCTCAGACACAGCAGGCGCATTCACACCCATCACAACTATGTTCGCTACAGATAACGGTCGAGTATTCATGATCGGTGCTATTGCGGGCGGTGCCTTGCCTGTTGTTTGTTACGAGATAAATCAAGTCACAGGTGCTCATTCCTATGTGGGACGTATAAATATTTCAGTTCCAGCATCACCAGCGATTGTTCACACAATTCGATCTATTAAAGTGATTGATAATGGAACTACAGGATGGAAGATTTACGTTATCGCAACTGGTACAGTTCTACTCGGTGGATCTGGCGTATTGCTTGCCAACAACCTAGCAAGAGCAGATTTTTCTCAGGTTTCACCTCCAAACATCCCATTTGCAACAGGCAATAACCAAAAAGCAGTTTATCAACTTGGGAGACTTGCATCATTGAATTCAAGATCAATGACTATTACTCTGGGAACTCCAGTAAAATTTAATTTTGTAGGACATGGTTTCAGTAACAACGATCAAGTTTATTTTACTTCTCAGGTCGGTTCGGCTTGGACAACCTCAACTTTTGCGGTCAACACAAAGTATTTTGTTCGTAACGCTGATCTAAACTCATTCGAGTTGTCAGCCAGTTTTAATGGAACTTCCATTGGTGCTGCTGCAGGCCCTACCTCAGTAGTATTGCAGCCTGTTAACCAAGAGTTAGACGCCTTCGGGGCAATTATCGACGTCGCAGCCAATAGACTTTACACTCACATAGGGACAGCCGCTAACCCTCAATACTTTGTTCGTGATACATCGGTAGCTCCAACTTACTCAACACTTACGGCAAATATTACAATAGGAACACCTGGTAAAATTCAAATCAACTCACACGGATTAACAGAAAACGAGCCCGTTCAATTCCTAGCAGGAACACTACCAGCAGCGTTTTCTCTTAACACGACTTATTTTGTTCGTAACGTCTCGGCAAATGATTTCGAGCTATCAACAACTCAAGGTGGTGCATCAATTAACACCACAACAGCAGCAACTGGAGTGACCCTAGGTAAAGCTTTTGGATATACCGATTCACAATGGCTTCACCAGACAAGCATTCTACCAGCTATCGCAGGTACACTCTTGACAACAACTGATGTTGACGCAATTGCAACTCCGGTGAATGCACCTCTTAACGGATCACTTCTCAATGGTCAGAAGTGTGCTTTCTTTGCAACATCATCTAACCTTTACCTTGGTAGACTTGATGAGTTGACTCCTGGTGCTACAACATGGCCATCATTAACAACCTCTAACCTTTTGGGTGCCCCATCTCAGATCGTTGCACCTGTGGTTGTTTCAGCTTCATGGTCAGATGCTCTTGATCATGCCATCGTGTTAATTGGCCAGGCTGCAACAAACGCATTTAGATTCATGCTTAAAAAAGTTGAGAATAATAAACTAACTGCTCTATTTGGCGATTACTGCATGGAGTGGTACGAAGCTTCCTCTAAAGAAGCTTACGAGCTTAGACCATCACTTCCTTATCTTAACTTCACAAATAACTCTGGATGGTTGTTTGCTCTTTCAAGTGCAACTGGTCAAAGAGGTGTTTTTGCTTCAGATGTTAGATCAGATACTATTTTCGATTTCTCTTATATTGTTTCAAAAGTTCTGACCATTCCACAAAACGCTGTTATTAAGTCGGTGGACGTTAAAAGAGAACTAATTAAAACTGGTGGAGAAATAGACGTTAAGTATCGACTAAGCGGGTTTGGTTCTATTTCCGGTGGGTGGACATTGCTTGATGCTGACCAGGAACTGTCTCTAGCAGCAGGAAGTCAGATTCAACTAAGACTAGATTTTAGAAGTCACTCAGCCGACAAAACGAGTCACGTTCAAGTTTCTGACTTGCTTGTGGGCTATGAAGCTCAAGAGGAATTATCCGACAACTGGGAATATAGCTTCGATGATTCTTCTAGCGGATCACCTACAAGGTCGGGATTCAGGCTCAAGTCAGCTTATGTTTCTGCAATTCCATCAACTTTGACTTTCAGAGCATTTGACCTTAGTGGAACTCAGATCGTTGCTGATTCTATTTCGTCTCAGCCTACTAGATTCCAGTATTCAACAGATAATGGATTGACTTGGCTTGCTCTTGGAACAATTCCAAATGTTGTAGGAACTCTTGTTCGATATACATTTACTTCGCCTCCAGGAACGGATGTAAGACCATCACTTAAGGATAGTTAATGTCTAATCAGTTTATATCTGGTGGAACAATCACCCAGGGTACAACTCTGGGTGGTGAATTTGCCAATCAACTAATCACTGGTGGATCATTTCAGCCAACATCTCAGGCCTGTATTGTTGATCTTACTCCGCCCACATTTTTGGGAATTGATTCACTTACCAGAGGTTCTCTTGGCCAGTTAAAAGTTACTTGGCTAGCGGCATCAGATCCATCTGCACCAATTAGATATGAGGTTTATGTAAAGGCATTAGATAACATTAATCTTTTTAATGTTTCAAATATTGCCCTAGTAACAACTCAGTTAAATGCAGATATTTTTTCCCTTGGAAACGGTTCTCTACTTGAGACTGGTGTAAATTACTTTGTTGGGGTTCGAGCAATCGACGCTGTTGGAAATAGAGACGTAAACATCGCTTCTCTTAGCCAGACAAGCCCAGGAATTAGTGGAGCAACAAACGCTCAAATCAATGGTGTGTTTGCCGTTAATACTAGCAATAATCTAATTGCTTCATTCTGGGTCAATGACAATGATGGGGTTATTAATAATCCTGCTCGTCTTGGTACTGCTTCTTATGTAATTTATGACAATAATGGGAACTTGGTTCCTGGAATGTCTGAGTCTGGAATATCTTTTGACTCTGAGGGTTATTTTGAAATAACTCCGATCCCATCAATACTTAATCTTGATAATACATACTATACGGTTAAGGTTTCTATTCCTGTTGATGGTGTTCAGATTATTTACAACCTACCAATTACATACCCTGAAGCAGGGCCAGAATACGAGCCAAGAGCAGTATTCTCAATCAATGCAGCAAACCAACTTCAAGTATCAATGTGGGTTGTTAAGAATGGTGAGCAGATGAACTCTGATTTAGGAGTGGCATCATTTACTATTTATGACAAGGATGGAGTTGCCGTAGGTATTTCTCAATCTGGAATAGTTGCTGATGGCAACGGTTTATTTAAGTCAACTCCAGTGAGTGCAAACAATCTCACAGACCTCACTCATTATACGGCAATTTTCTCAATTGTTGCCGACTCTCAAACTAGAAGAGGAGCGATTGGTCTAACCATAGCTGAATAATATGAGAAGAGTGCAGATGCTTACATCACTTGATTTTGTTCAGCCATTAAAGCTGAAATTTAATAATCCGGTGGCACTAAGCAGCTTTACTCAGGTTTTACCCAAACTCGGTTTTAGTAAGCCCACAAAGAAGGATTATAAAATCAGAGCATGGGCAAAGTTTGATGCTGAAAATTTTGATGGTATTCAGCTTATTTCAGCACTATCGCTTAATGGCAGGGATAAGTCCATCTCATCAGCAGAGTTTACTGTAAACTCAATCTCCATTGATGATATGTGGACAGAAACTGGCATAGGTGTCTTTATAGGGACACAAGCTGGTAAGAAGTTTATCGCATCAGTTCCACAATCAGCACTAGATCCAGTGATTCTTTCAGGCGATGTTAGCTTGAAGATTGATGTTAAGATAACAATCTTAAATAATGTTTATAAGGATTATTTTTACATTAATCATCTTGGAATATTTGATGAAATGGTTAGAGCTAAGAACAAGATTAAGTTTCTTGAACTAACTAAAGCTGACGAATAGGAGTACAGAGTGCCGCTGAAAAAGGGTTATTCTAAAAAGACAATTGCTTTTAATATTAAGAAAGAAAAGAAAGCTGGTAAGTCTCAAAAACAGGCCGTAGCTATTGCGCTATCTGTTGCGAGAGGTGCCAAGAAGAAAAAAAAGAAGTAAGGGGCGAAAATGATCTTCCTAAGCTGCATCCGTGAGTCATTAGTCCAGGTCGGTGATAAGACCAGGATCGACGTATCAAAGTCATTTGTAAGCGGATCTGGCATTACAGGGATCTCTATTAAGCCGGAAGATTCTGCAACTGCTGTTTCTGTTTACAATACTAATCAGTCAAAATGGTTTTTGGACTGGGCATACGCAACAAGCGGAACTAAAGTTATTACAGTTCAAGCCACTGATGGTGTTAGCACAGTAAGTCAAAACTTTGAATTAGAAGTTATTTCAGAAGAGGATGATAATCTTTATTCATCTGATGAGCAGATATTTGCCATTGAGTCAGAATTAAAAAGATATATTCCAGAAGGCAAAAACAGCTTTAAAAACATCCACAGGGAAGCTCAATCAAGGATTCTAAACTATCTTGATCGTAAAAGAATATGGGCTTCTAACGGGGAGCCATACACCAAAGACCAGGTAAATCTTAACGGTGAGCTCTCTAAATGGTCTCTTTATGAGGCTATGTTCATCATTTACAGCGATTTATTTGTCTCTGTGGGTGATAAGTTCGCTGAGAAAATCAACCAATATAAAGACCTTAGAAACTCTGAAAGAGATCGTGCTTCGATCAGGATTGACAAAGACAATTCTGGGACATTTGATGGAAGTGAAGAGATTCAGGATCTTAAGTCATTCAGGATGATTAGACGATGATTGGTGAGATCAGAAACTACATTAGAGGAATTATTCTTAATGCTGATCCTGATCTTAAGGAGAATCCATCAGCTTTTTATGATGGTGATATTGGTGAGCCTATCCTTGATTCATCCTATCAGATAAGTATAAACACCTTAAATAAGATATTCAGGACTGATTATACTGAAAGAACAATGTCAGTGGTTGTTTCTATTTTTGGTCTTGGCTATAGGTCAGAGATAGAAAATTACGATTTATTGCTAGATAAAGCCATTTGTATTGAGGACAAAATCTTAGATTTACAAAATTTCCATAATATTGAGACAATCAGTAACATAATCAGCAACGGCATCGAGGCCAGTAAGTTGCCTTCTAACGATGACGGTTTTAAGATTGATATAAATTTAACGCTAACACAAGCATACACACGGGAGTAACTTATGGCACTTTGCTCGTCAACAAAATCAACGGAACAACGCCTAGAGGCAATGAAATGGTTTTTCGGTAAGAGACATTGCCGAACAATCACCTTCGCTGCTGATGTTGCAGGTTCACAGGATGGTAAATATTTCGATCTTAACGTGATCGGTTCAGATTATAAGGAAAAGAAATATGTTATTCAGCTTTCTGACGGTACTACAACCCCAGCACCTGTTGCTCCTGATCAAACACTCATCACTGTTAGTTATACTTCTGGCGCAAGTGCATCTGCTATTGCGGCCCTATTTGTCACAGCGTTAGCCGCTATTGCAGTTCGTTGTGAGCAGGTCGGTGCTGCTGTTGAAGTGCAGAATCACTTTGTAGGAAAGATCACAACCGAAGTAACTACAAACGCAGCCGGATTGACTTTCGCCATCGGTGCCGCTGGTTTCGGTGGATATATCGGCCAAACCGGAGAGTCTGAACTAACTACAAATATCGAGGTTGTTCAGCTTCTTGATGATGCTCAAGGTACTGTTGTTCAGGATGAAATCATCACTGGATACAGTGCAGAGATCACAATCCCACTAAGAGAAATGTCTACTCAGCGTTGGCAGGATCTTGTCGGTGAAGTTACTGGTAACAACATTACAATCAGCGGTCAAGAGATCACAGGTCTTGGAACTAAGAAGCTTTATCAGTCAATGTTCAACTATTCTGGTCGCCTTGTAGGTCATCCTATCAGAAATCTTGAGACAAATATTTCTGAGGATATTGTTATGCTTAACACAGCTCCAAAACTTGAAAGCATCAACTTTTCTGGATCATCTATCCAAGAAGCTTCTTTCTTGTTTACATCATACAAGGATGCTAACGCAGCAGAAGAAATTAACCTTCTTGCTCGTGGTGATCATTCTAAGTTTTAAGGGAGATTTGAATGTTGGATTTTTCTGAAGAAGTAGTTGAGTTTAAGATTGGTGGAGAATCGTTTTCTGTTAAAAAGCCAAACAATGGCCAGATTAAGGAATACACCAAAGACCTAAATAAGTGCGAATCAGAAGCGGAAAAGGAAGCGGCTCTCTTGTCGCTTCTTTCCAAGCTTGGCTTAAATGAGGAAGTTTTTAATAAACTAAATCCATCTCAGGCCAAGAAACTTTTGAGCGCATTGTATTACTCAGAAAAAAACTAACAAGCGGTGATGTTTGGGTTTTTGAATTACTGAGATTTTTTCCTCAGTTAAAAGAATCAGACATTGCCGCTATGACACCACAAAAGACAAAGTTATATCTCCAGGCTATGGAGAGGATAAGAGCTAGGGAGCGGCTTTTTGACATGGATGCTAATCAATATCCAACACTCAATCAAAAAGAAATGCGCAAAAGGCACAAGGATCTTTACAAGATTGCCTACCCTGAAAATTTTGAGAACAGGACTGTAAAAACTACTGATCTGGAGCTTTTCTAATGTCTGAAAAAATTATTGTCCAGTTAGACTTAGAGAAAGGTGATGTAAAAAGTGCTACAGCATCACTAGAGAAAGCAGCGGAAAAATCTGGTGAGAAAGCAGGAAGTCTTTTTAGTGCCGAGTTTGAATCAAGTGCAACAAAGTCACTTAGAAGCATAGGATCATTTGCAGCTAAAGCGGCTGGTCTTGTTACTGGTCTAGCCACTGGATTTCTTGCCCTAGAGGGTCTTCGTGGTGCCCAAGCACAGGAAGATGCTGTCAATGCTTTAAATTCAGCACTATCGCTGTCTAAAAATGCATCTCTTCAAGCATCAGAAGGAATCCAGGTATTTGCATCAGAGCTTCAAAATGCCACTAGGTTTGGAGATGATGTCATCATTCAAAATGCTGCACTAATTCAGTCTTTAGGTGATCTTGATCAAGAGGGTTTAAAAAGAGCAACCAAGGCAGCTTTAGACCTGTCTACTGCACTAAGAATTGACCTTAATTCTGCTGCTACATTGGTCGGTAAGGCAGCATCTGGAGAGGTTGGATCATTCTCTCGATATGGAATTTCAATAGAGAAAGCAAAAGATAACGCAACTACATTTGCAAACGCATTAACAGCTATAGAGTCAAAATTTGGTGGGGCAGCAGCTAGAGATGTTAACACATACTCAGGAGCAGTTGATCAGCTAAAAAATGCATTTGGTGACACATTAGAAGCAATAGCTAACATTATTATAAAAAGCCCACAATTGACCCAAGTCATTAAAGCTACGACAGGATTCTTTGTTGAGCTAACTAAGAAAATAGAAGGATTTGCTAAGAATTTTGATTTTTTTAAAGAAGCATCTACTGTATTTGTCGATTTCAATGAAGCGTTTATTACTTATGTAATTGCACCATTCGAGCAACTTTATAATATTGCTAACCTGGTTCAAAAAAATCTAAATTTTGTTTTTGCTCAAATCGTATCTGGTGTTGGTAATGTTGGTTTTGCTGTAGGTAAATTGCTTCAGGGTTTAGGAATAGGTGAAGAGTTATCTCAACAGCTTTTAGATTTTGAACAAACTTCTGAAATGGTTACTAAGGAAGTTGAAGCAGACTTTAATAAAGCTATTCAAAATATTTCTGATTTCTCTATTTCAGATTCATTATTCAAGAAAAATGAAGAATTAAAACTCTTCTTTGAGGAACAAAACAGGATAGCAGCCGAAGCTGCTGCAACAAACAACGCCATTCTTGCTACGTCAAACCAGGCAGCAGGGAACTCTTTAATGACATGGGGCCAGGCATTTTCAAGTGCTTTTAGTATGGCATCTGATACGTCAATGAAGCTTCAAGATCAGATTACTGCTACAAATGAAAGAATGAAAACATTTGCAGCTGAATCAGCTAAAGCATTAAGAGATGGTCTTGCTCGTGGAGCGGGCCAAGCGTTTGCGGCATTTGGTAAAGCGATTGCAACTGGAGAGAATGCTCTTGATGCTTTTGCTAAGGCATTATTCAAATCAATTGCTGATCAGGCTATCGCATTAGGTACCAATTTTATGCTAACTGGTGCCGCTATGATTTTCTCACCAAACCCAAAAGATAAAGCTCAAGGGCCATTTTTAATTAAGGCTGGTGCTGCCCTTGCTGCATTTGGTGGTTTTCTTGGTGGGTTATCCGGTGGTGGTGGTGGAACTGCTACGGCAGGAAACACTGGCATGGGTGAAGGTAACGTGCCAATATCTAATCCAGTGGCAAACCCTGAGGAGTCTCAGCAAAGAATGGCACCATCTACAAATGTTTCTGTCACAGTCCAGGGATCACTCGTAAGGCAAGAGGAGCTCGGCCAGTTCATTACCGAGACACTTAACGAAAGTTTTGCCAAGCAAGGCGTAACTCTTACCGACGCGAGATTTGCATGAGCTTAACTACATTTAGCGGATTTACATACGGTCACGACATCTCAGAAGATAATCAGTTTATTGACTTTAACGAGGACGGATCAACAGAGATAGGGGCACAGATTAAGATTGGTTCTTATACTCTCCAAACATTTATTGACGCAGTATCTAACGCAATGAATGAGGCAGGAGAAAATACTTATACAGTAACCGTTGACAGAGCAACTAGGTTAATAACAATCACAGGAAGCGCCCCGTTTAATCTTACAGTCCTATCTGGATCACATTTTGAGATTTCAGCATTTGCTCTTATGGGGTTTACAACTAATAGATCAGGCTCAAACACCTATACAGGAAATCAGCCTAGTGGGTTCTTTTACGAGCCACAATACAAGCTCCAAAAGTATGTTGACTTTGACGATATTGTCGAATCAGTAGACTCAAGCGTAAACACATCTGCTAGTGGTATTGTTGAAGTAGTTTCCTTTGGTCAAAATCAGTTCATGGAGTGTAACATAACTTATGTGACCAACATTGTTGGCCAGGGAGTTATAAAGAATAACCCATCAGGCGTATCAGACTTGAGAGCGTTTATGAATTACGCAATCCAAAAAAAGCCGATGGAGTTTATTCCTGATTTGTTGACCCCTGGTGTTTATGTGCCATGCATACTTGAGAAGACACAGAAGAACTCTAAAGGTGTCGGTTTCCAGCTTTATGAGCTTTATTCTAAAGGATTGGCAAACTACTTTGAGACAGGCACACTAACTTTTAGAAAGGTTTAATCATGCCAATTCAGTTTAAATCAAAACTATCCTCATCTGTTGCTAATGCAACATTCCTAGATAAGACAATCGACGATCTAAAGAAAGGTAAGCTAGGTTTATATAAAGTTACTTCATCTGAAGTTGGAGCAATACAGGACGTCCAAGTTTACATTAATGAGATAGCCGATGTTTTAGGTGTTGCAGGTGAAGGTGATATTGAGTCCAAAGACTATTCAAGCACCAACTTTATTGAAAATGGCGATGATAGAAAGGTTGCTATTGGTAAACTTGATGCAGGATTGTATGACACTTACAATCGAGTGTTGACGGTTGAAGATGACATAAACACAACCCAGGAACTTGTTAAAGAGCCAACAGGTTTTCCTAATAGAACAGATACGGCACTATCATTTAACGAAGCATCAAGACTATTCACAATCTCACCAACTGCATCAAACTTTGATGTCCACATTAAAGGAACTAAATACAATAAAGGTGCTGAGTCAATCACGATTGCTGACACTGATGGAAATCACTACATTTATTATAATTCTGCTGGCGTTCTTTCAGAAACAGCAACATTCAGCCCATCACTATTTGAAAATAACGCTTTAGTCTCTATCGTCTATTGGAACTCAACCAATCAAAAAGCTGCTTACTTTGCCGATGAAAGACACGGTTTAGTAATGGATGGTGCAACTCATGGTTATTTGCACACAGTATTTGGTGCAAGATATTTAAGCGGTCTTGGGCTTCAAAACTTTTCTGTTGATGGAAACGGCTCTTTGGATGCTCATGCTCAATTTCAAGCAGACTCGGGAACAATAAGAGATGAGGATCTTGTTCTTACATCCCCACTAACAGCATCAATTCCAGTCTTGTATAGAAGTGGCTCATTATGGAGAAAGAAAACTGCTGATGCATTTCCTGTTATCTATAACGGAACAGCAGGATATGCAGGTACAAACATTGCGTACAATGAATTTACTGGTGGAGCCTGGCAGTTAACTGAAGTCATTAATAATAATTTTGTATTGATACACATATTTGCTACAAACGATTACCAGACTCCAATCATTGCAATCCTTGGAACTGCATCTCATCCAAACGTACCAGCAGCAAGACTAGCGGCTGATTCAGAAATATCTTCAATAAGTGGTCTACCATTTGCTGAGTTTGTTGCTGTTGGATCAGTTATTTTTAAGACAAATTCAGCTTATACAAATACCCCAAAAGCTGCTGTAGTTTCTGCTTCTGTTGGAGAAAATTACGTCGACTTTAGAGGAGAGCAGCTTTACACGCCTAGCGGTGTTGCTACATCTCACAGCTTGCTTTCAAACCTATCTAGTGATGACCATCTTCAATACTTCAATGAGTCAAGAGGTGATGCTAGATATGTAAGAAACGGTGCGAGCGTTGGAGCTGGTGAGCCAGTATTTAAACAAAAATCTGGCACTGATCTTCAGTTCAAGACGATTGTTGCAGGTTCAAATGTAACTCTGACACCAGGAACGGACACTTTAACGATAGCTGCAACTGATACAGGTGAAGTAAACACTGCTTCTAATGTAGGTACTGGTGATGGTGTATTTAAACAAAAAACAGGTGTAAACCTGGAGTTTAAATCTTTAGTAGCAGGGTCAAATGTGACCATTACTCCGGGTACTGACTCTATTACAATAGCGTCCACCGATACAGGTGAAGTTAATACAGCCTCAAACCTTGGTGCAACAGGTGAGGGAGTATTTGCCGGAAAGGTCGGAGTAGATTTACAATTTAAAAAGTTAATACCAGGCACAAATGTGACATTCTCATCTAATGGGGAAAGCATCACTATCAATGCAGCTGGAGGAGCTCAAACAATGGCCGGAACAATTACCCAAACTCAAAAGACAGTCGGAACATCTGCTGTAAGAGCAACAGTCTCGGGATCTGCACCATCAGCAACTAGAAAAAAACTTGTTCTTAAACCTTCTAAAAATAATACTGGATCGATATTCCTTGGATCATCTGCTGTTACAACAGCTAACGGTATGGAAATCATTGGCCCAGATAGATTGGAGATTGAGCTTGATGCTTCTGATTATTACTTGATCAGTGATTTAGCGGGACAGACGGTAGAGATTTTGGAGATCGATTAAATGAAAAATATCACAATTCTACTAGCATTTATTTTTGCCATTAATTCGTGGGCAGTAGCTCCCTACGGCATTAAAGGCCAGAAACAATCAGGCACACTTTATTCAAACGTACACCAATTCCCTAACAACCTAGTTACAAACACTGGTGGGATTAATGCCTTAGTTGAAACAGGGAACAATAATATCCTTGTGAATCCTAGCTTCGAGCACCTTACAGCATCAACAGGATGGACATTAACAGCAGGGACATTGACTGAGAACCTTGTAAACGAGATACACGGGAATAAAGCTGCTTCGATTGCATTATCATCTCAAACTCTTAATCTAACTCAAGATTCTACATTATACGCCTCAGAGTTTGCAGGATCAGTCCAGGGATTAGCATCAGTTAGAATCAAGACATCAGTTGCAGGGTTAAGGGTATGCGCTCGTCAGGCAGGTGTTACGTCAACTTCACTTTGTTTTAATGTTCAGGCAAATAACAAATGGGGATTGTATAAGGTTCCGTTTTTTCTTTCTGCTACGTCTAACGGTATTGCTGTTACAACTTCGAGTGCTGTTACAGGTACAGTATTAGTTGATGATGCCTTTGTCGGGGCGGTTGACTTAAAGGCAGATTCTCAAAATGTACTTAAGGGTTCATTAAGTTATTCCAAAACTGCTAACTGTGCCTTCGCCACATCCTCAACGTCTTATGCCTCTTTTGGTGCAGACACAGATTGTCCAACGGCTTCAGTTAATGGAATTGTTTCTGCTCCTGGAACAAAGTTAGCCGGATTTGTTCTTCCTGCTGGAACGGTGGGAAGAGTTTTAGTTCAAGCGTCTGTTTATTCTTCGCCATCGACATCAACCATTGGCCCAACTACAGGAAGGCTTAGACTTTTTGATGGAACAAATGCCTACGGCGACAACTTTGCAGCCTATACCGCTGGAACTGGCTCGGGAATATTAAACGGATATTTCGGGCAAACTTTTGAATTTACAATCACATCACCTTTAACGGTAGCGACAACTTATCAACTTCAAGGATTAACTACAAACGCATCCAATACACTAAACGTAAATGGAACAGATTATAACATCGAGTTTTATGTCTCCGTGTATCCTTCAAATAGCGGAACTTCAACCTACTCATCAACTAATGCTGATACTGATTGGGCTGCTTGTAACTTCTCAACTCTTTCATGGCAATCCTTTGGCACTGTATCACAAACACTGATGTGTAAAAGACAAGGAAGCGACTTGTTAATTCAGGGTAAGTTTGTGGCGGGAACAACGTCTGTCACAACTCCTCAAATACCTCTTCCGCTTTGGAATGGATCACAATTAACGTCCGCTGGTTCATCTGTAATTCCAAGCACGCAATCTGCCGGAAGACTAATAAGAGGAAATGCCGCCGCAAACGGAACAAAAGATTTTAATATTCTTGTTTCCCCGTCTTCACAGTTTTTGAATGTGTCATTTCCCGAGTTTTCTTTAACCAACAATCCGCTCGTTCCATATACGCTAAACATTGTCAGCGTTGGAGAATCATCTTCAATAGAGGCTCGCATCCCAATTGCAGGGTGGGAAAACTCAAACATCATCATAGGCCAATTTAATGGGCTAGAAACGTGTGCAAATACCCTTGATTGTACCGACACATTTAGCACATATACGCAATCGGCTGGAACTGTCAGAGAAAACGTAGATTGGTTGAATGGTAATGCTAGTGCATCAACTGGAGTTTACACATATACTATAAATTCAGGTGTTTTTACAGTTGCCCCTAATTGTGTTTCAAGTGCAGAATCAAACTCACCTCCTAATTTGGCTGTAGATTGTACTGTAACAAGCACAAGCAATTCTCAAGTAGTTGTAAGATGTTCACAAAGTGGAACAAATACAAACTATGCACACTCTTTAATTTGCCAAAAGCAAGGAGCTGATTACATAGGTAAGACAGCTAAGGCAGTAGCGAGTGATCAGAACGTAGCTACACCTGGTCTTGTTAGGTCAGTGATGTACAGTGCAACTGTTACCATTGGAACAGGTGTAATAAACTCAGAAAATGGTGATTGGTTAACAACTTGTTCTAATACAGCAACAGGAACAGCAACATGCAATCTTGTTTCTGGTGCTTTTGCAAATTCATCTTATGTTTGCTCGGGAACAAGTTCACAAGTAAGTGCTAACGCCGTCATAATATTTAGCGGGAAATCGACATCATCTTTTGTGATACAATCAGCCACATCTCAAACAGGTACGGTCAACGGAACACAGCCCGTGGACATTATTTGCCATGGAAATAAACAATGAAAAAACTAATCGTAAAACATAAAGTAATTGACATTCCTTACTCTCCGGCTGTTCCTGCTGTTCCTGAAAAATGGACTAAGGACGATCAGGAAGTATTTGAACAACCAATGATCGAGATTGATGGTGTAATGGTTGCTGATCAATCATGGACACATCATCCACATATTCATGAAATTCCGGAAGTACAGGAAGTTCTTAAGGATGAGATAATTGCTCAGACTCAAGGATCAGTAGAAGAATTAGAAGTCTGGCTAGAGGGTGACAAGAACAAGTATCCTGAAGGGTACTGGGTGGAATGGATCGACATCTCAGCACAGGTAGAGCAAGAGCGCATTAATGCAGAATCTTTAAAGTACCTAGCTGACACAGATTGGCTTATAATTAGAGAGGTGGATGCAGGTATTCCTTGCCATGTTGAGGTTAAGCTTACCAGGCAGCAGATGAGAGCAAGAATTGTGAGATAAAAATGAACAACGATCAAGAATGGCGAGCGCATCTTTTTGAAGAAATTAAAGAACTGAGGAAAGACGTTTCAGACATTAAATCGGAAATGATTACACTCAAAGTTAAGGTAGCCGGGTTTAGTTCATTCATAGGGGCAATTATAGCCTACCTTGGAAATAAGCTTTTATGAGTATGCAACTGTCTGTCACAGCACAGGCATTAATTAAAGAAATCGGGATTAACCCTCAAATCATTCTTGAAATAGAAGGGCTTGATTTAATATTTGGTGCACTTCCAATCTTAAAGACCGCTAGATGGGATGACGACTCTCCCGAGGCGATTTGGGACGGTGGGGCAACATGGGACGGAAAATTCGAGGACGTTCGTTCAAGAGATTGGATTTCATTAAACGAAACGACGACAAACATCACCCAACAGATTGCCCCAGATAAAGGATCTACTAGCTCGATTTCAACGGTAAATATATCAATCATTGATGTAAATAATGAGGTCTCTAAGGTCATTGCATTTGATAACATATCTGACATTCTAGGAAGGAAAGCGACTTTCAGTATTGGGTTTGCTCAAGGTGCCCATCCTGAGGATTCTAACCCAATCTTTCGTGGCGTAGTGGTTGATTTTTTCTCTGAGGCTGGAAAGATAATGATCTCTCTGGCATCTCCTGAGGTGTTTAAGAGACAGCTATTTCTTGAGAAATTTCAGACTGAAATCACCGCAGCATTAACAAACTCTCAAACAACTATACCAGTCGCATCCACGGCTGGGATTTACCCTGCTCAGGACGCCTTAAACTCATTCATCAGAATTGATGATGAGATCATGCAGGTTGTGAGCATTGACTCTGATACGCAGGTGACGGTTATTAGAGCACAGCTCAACACGTTGGCCAATCCGCATGATTCCGAGGCGTCCGTAGACACATTCTACACATTAACAGGTAAGCCATTAGACCTAGCACTTAAGGTAATGCTTTCAAGCGAAGGTAATGCTTATTTTGAATCACTGGATGTCCCAAAAAGCATTGAATTTGTTTCTCTCACAGAGCAGATCCAAAACGCTCTAATTTTTGATTATTTTGACATAAAAGAAAAAACAGGTCTAAATATAGGTGACAGCATTCAACTTGATTCTGCGCTTAACACAGGCACCTACACGATTGACTTCTTTGGATCACTACCTAGCGGTGGTTCTTATATTGTTTTAAATGAGTCACTTAATCTTGAAGTTGAATACACCGGAACATTCAAATACAAGTCAAAATACAACACTCTAAGCACTGGTCTAGGAATGCTTACAAGTGAAGTTGACGTTGATCAGTTTGAACTCATCGATGTTCAATATGGAAATAATTTTGTTGAATACGAAATCTATATAAAAGATTCGATTGATAATGCTAAAGATTTTATTGATTCACAAATATTCTTTCCGCAAGGTCTTTATTCAATCCCACGAAAAGCAAGATCATCTGTTAAATTCGTTGCTCCACCATTTTCTTCTGACATCGTTCCTTATATTGGAATAGATAATGTTTTAAATGCGAGCAAGATTAAGCAGAGAAGATCAGTACACAAGTTCCACTATAATACTTTCGTCTATAGATATAACGTCGATTCAATCGAGGATAAGTATCTTACTGGTAAAGTTATCATTTCAGCAGATTCACTCGATAGAATCCCAGTGGGTAAAAAGCAGTTAAGAATTGAATCGGACGGATTAAGAAACACTCCTGAGACATCAAACATGATCAGCAATGTTGGGCAAAGGCAGCTAGATCGGTATCAGTATGCTCCAGTGTATTACGATGACATCGAAGTTAATTATAAGACTGGTTATGCTTTAGAGGTCGGTGATGTTGTCCCATTTGGTGGAACTGAATTAAAAATATCTGATCTTCAGACAGGTGCTCAAGGAACTAAGTTTGAGCTTTTTGAGATCATCAACAAATCCTTAAACGTAAAAAATGGAAACATTAAGCTATCTTTAGTTTCTACGGCATTCGATATTGCATCACGATATGCGGTGGTTGGTTTATCTAGCATTCTTGGTGAAGGTTCTACGGTAAACAGAATTAGGATAGAAAGATTTTTAGACACTGAGGAATACTTCCAAGAATCTGATAAGTGGCTAGATTACATTGGCCAGATCGTTGCCGTAAGATCACCTGACTACACTTACTACCATGAAGTTGAGTTTAAAGGTGTTGATCCATCAGATAATGGGTTCCTCCTTTTAGATGAAAGCTTACCATCTGCGCCACTGGCGGGTTATATTATTGAGCCTGCTGATTATGCTGATCAAGCCACTGTAAATGATAGGTTCAAGATAGAGTTTGCTCATTTTAATGCTGAGGCAAAAATAACTGCCGTAACCAGTCAGACAGTTTTTGAAGTGGATAGTCCATCTAAATTAGTTGTGGGGTCTTTTATTGTGGTTAATTCCAAGGATTACACTAGAGACAGCCTAGGGAAGAAGCTTAAAATTGACTCGATCGTCGGGAATCAGGTAACATTAGACACAAGCATAGGGTTCGTTCCGGTGGTTGGTGATTTGGTGAATAACTCAGATTACCAGGATGGCGGATCACCTTACGCATTTATTTAGGAATAATAATGGCAAAATCAGACATCGTCACACCAGCAAGAGAGATTTTTCGAGTTGGTGACATCAGCTATAAAAGGTCAGTATCAGAGGCGACATTCAATCGAGTTGCTCAGACTAACAACTTTATTGCTACGTTCCAAAATGATATTAAGGAATGGAAGCTTAACGGATCTTATTCTGTTGCCACTGGCATTACATTTTATGATGGTGTTGCATCATTTTTCACAAAGTCTGAGATTGTTGGGATATTCTTTTATAATGGAACACAGGGCGCAAGTGGCAGCACTTCGTTTGATATTCGCTGGATTAATTCTCTTGGTGTTGATCAGGGGAGCATTTTTAGTGTTTTGCCATCGATTAGCTCGGCTGCTTCGAACAACACGATAGGATTTAAAAATCTTGTCAGTGGAACAAATGTGTCTCCTGCCGGAGTTACATTGCCTACATTTAGCAAAACACAATTTCTTGAAGGCGAATCGGTTTACTTGGTTCTTACATCGGCAATGGTTAGTGCACTTAATTGCGGCTTAACGATATTCTATAGACCAATTAGTTAAAGGATAAATATGTCAACCTTCTATGGTGGAGACCAATTAGCTTTAGTCACAAGCCTATCAAGAAGCTCTATCGGGCAATCAACATACACTGTTCCAGCAGGACATTGGGCCGAAGTTTCATTCATAACGGTTAATACTGGTGGCTCATTCCCTGGTATTTCAACTGGAAGTGTTAATGGTCAGATTATCACGCCAACTGGATCGGTTGGAAATTTTGTTACACAATTTGGGATGGTTTCAAGTGGCGGTGTTATCTCAATAGAAACTGGAGGCATTGGCCTAGCCGCATATTGTTACGCAGGAATAAAGGTTTATAAAAATCCATGATCACAGTTACAGAATACTTAATGAATCGTGACAAAGATTTTCCACTTGATATGCTTCAGGCAAGGAACATGGCCGAACTACTTTCAAGAGTTAATTGGCTATTCGGAACTCTTGAACTTCACCCTAAGGTAAGTTCTGGATATAGACCATCAGCTATAAATAAAAAGATTGGTGGGGCAAAGATGAGCACTCACACTGTATGCGCCGGGATTGATCTACACGATCCAGATGGAATGCTAGCCGCAAAGATGCTAGATCATTTAGACTTATTAGAACAATGTGGATTATGGCTAGAAGATCCACGTTACACGAAATCAAAAAATAGTCCTGGTGGATGGGTTCACTTGGACATGAAACAAAGAAAGAACAGGGTATTCGTCCCTTAAGGAGTACACATGGAAGTCATTATTGCTAACAAAGAAATCGTACTTGGTCTTTTACTTGCTCTATCTGAGGCACTTGCTCTTATTCCGCAGGTAAAAGCTAATTCAGTATTTCAACTCGTAGTCGGACTTGTTAAAAAGCTAAAAAAATAAATGATGCAGGTTATCTCCGTTATCCTCGCATTAGCTAAGGCGGCTCCAATCATCGATAAATGGTTGGGGCTTCTTTTTGTTGCCTATCAAGAGCAAAAGAAAAAAGAGATTCAAGAAGCAAATAAAAAGGCAATCGATGAGGGAATTAAAAACCAAGATCAGAGACCTATTGAGAGTGATCAAATATCGGGTAAACCATCTGGGATGGGAACTGTTCGTGATTCTATTCCTGGCGTGTGGTTGCGTGACCAGGGAAAGGATTAACGCTTATCTTTGGTTGAATAATACTCCGATACCTCAAGAAATCTGCGATAGAGAGCCGCTTCTAAAAGACTACGGACTTTATAGGCGTCTTGAAAATGGTAAGTTTGAGTTCATTTCATTCTGTGAATCTAAAGTTAATCAATTCTATTCAATGCATAAAGATGATCTGACCAGGATAATCAATGGATCCCAAAAAATGTCTAACGAAAAAGCAGCAGCTCGAATATTGGCTCCAGCTTTACCTACAAGCAAAGACCAGCGGTGACACTAAGAAAATGAAGCTTTATGAGGCGATTATCATTAAGCTTGGTGGCACTATTCCTAAGCTATAGCACCGTGAAGAATAAGCTGATCCTCAACCGTATCAATCGAGTCGGCATAGAAAGCAATCCCACCCAAAGACTTCACACGATTAATAAACTTGATCTGATCATCGGACGCAAGCTTCTCTAACTCTTCCTGGGTTCGATATTTAAACTGCATGGTCTTTTTAGAAATGTATGGCTTCTTCACTTCAATTGCCAGAAACTTCCCATCAATTATTCCTAGTATGTCACTAACGCCATTAATATGATGAACATTTCGGGATTTCCGAAAGATTCCCTTCCTGGGGTCGAATGTTCCTTGCGATTGATTCTTCCATGCAAAGATTTTCTTATTTGCTAGATAGGTAAGTATCTGATTTTCAATGACTTTCTCTGTTATTGACACAATCCTTCCTTGATTGAGATTATTAACTTGTGGTGTCCCTTCTTCAAATCCATCCGAGGGGGTCATTGAGCATGGACGCTCTTTGGCCCTCTTAAATTAACCATAGATCGATTTAATGTGTGAAGCGAAAATAGATGCCGAAAGATAAGGAACTGATTTAAGGTTTTCCGATGTCGCTCTGTTCCCGTTGTGGGAGTACCCACATAAATGAGTCGCCTCGTGGTAGATATTTTCAACCCGATCAATAAAAGGAAAATAAAGTTTTCTGGTGTTAATAAAAATTTCATTTCCCTTGGCATGAGCAATTGCTTTAGAAAATGGGTTTAAAGTTTTGTAAGGACGAACATAAATTTCTAAATGATCCATTATTGCAGGAAGTCTTTGCGCCACAATCTCAGGTGAATTGTCAGTAAAATAAAAAGATGACACATTTCTGATGCGATCAAGAAACTCTTTATCCTTGTAATGCTTCATCACTATAGAAGCAGCTTTCCTAATGTTCTCGTCGTTTATTTCTACATATATTTTCATTTTTAAATTCCAATTAAGATTTCAAACGCTGTTTTGACTTGAATCGGAACAACTCCGTTACCCAAGGCTTTAATTCTGTCCACCCTAAAGGCAACCCCATTAGCCACTCTACCCACATCGGGTTCAGTTGACCACCAGCGTGAGTCGCTAATGTTGTTGAGTTTATCTTTAATTCTGCTGGTGACTTGCCGTTGTCTTTCCAATCTCTCGCCGCTGGTGTTGGCCAAGTATTCTTTCTTGCCATTGTATCCAGAGATTGCCGCACCTTCGCATTTGGAGAATCTGTTTGATTGCTTCCATAGGTCTTCGCCGTTGGTGTTGGATACATCTCTTTTCTTAGCGAGGCAGAACCATCTTTCTCTTTTATGGTTTGCACCAACTTCGGAAGCGGATAAAGTACACCATCGAGTATCATACCCGATGCTGGCCAGTGCTTCTTGAACTTGGAGTGATCCTCTTGTTCTAATTGCTGGCACATTTTCAAGGAAGATGAAAGTAGGGGATGCTTCTTCTGCGAGTCGAATGATCTCTGTAAAAAGGCCGCTTCGCTTTCCTGCCAATCCTGCACCCTTTCCTGCAACAGAGAGATCCTGACAGGGGAATCCACCGTAAATAATGTCAACCAGGTCTCTAAGTTTGTTTCCGTCCAGTGTTGTAACGTCATTCCAGATTGGAGCGAATGGGAGAGTTCCGTCATCCATTCTTGAGAGGATGATTCCTTGGCAATATTTTTCAATCTCACAATACATGATTGGTCTAACATAGTCCTCCAATGCCAAGTCTATTCCGCCGTAACCAGTAAACAATGAAAGAGCTCGCATTACATTCCGATTGGCGTATGCCACGCAACAATGATTGCAAAGATTATACAGGCTATGAGGTATGCAATCATAAACTTCATTCTGCTCTCACTATTCTCATGCACTGATTTATTTTTTGTTGGGCCACATATCGCTCAAAGTCTACCGACTCAGCACCACGCTTAAATCCTGTAACATTTCCTAAATGATACCCCAAAATCATAAACGCAGCATAAATGGATATATTAAAAAACATGGGTTATTTCCTTCTCTGGGTCTAGTTCCATTATTAGAGCAGAATTAATTGGTCTACACATCGGCTTACCAGATGTCGATACTCCCTGGTATGACCAATCTGACAAATCATCTTTAAGAACAAACATCGACCCAATATATATCTCGCTGGTCATTAAATCCCTAATAGTTTTTGGATCGTTTTCACGATGATTGATTGCAAATGTTTCTATTAACGCCGGAACAATATAAGCAGGAACTTGGCGCATCGAAAACAAAAAATCCCTTATCTCAGTTGATGTTGTCCGAAAGCTGGTCAATAGCTCCGAAACTTGGTTTGGATTTTCTTGAATTTCTCTTGATAGGTCTTTCAAAGTCTTCATTAATACCTCTCTCGTAGTTGTATATCTCTTCCCGACTAGTCATCGGTAAAAGCCGTTTAATAATCTCAACCGTGGCTCGACAATCTGATTCAGCGTCGTGATGAGTAAGTCTTATGCCAAGTTGTTTACAAATATTATCAAGTGAGTTGCTTTCAAATGTAAAGCGATTTTGCGTCTTGGCCAGTGAATGACTTGAATACGGTTTAAGTTTGTTGATTGTCCAATAAGCAGAGTCGCTCATATTAAGCATATTCATTCTGAGAACAGCATAGTCATAAGGAACAATCTTTCCATACATCTTAGAATTGGAATGACACCAAATCTCAGTCGCACCAGAAAGGTTAATCCAATCTATTAGACCCTGATAAACCTCGCTAAACTTTTTATATTTCGCTGCCTGAGATCTTGTTATGCGGTGTATCTTCTCGGCCTCATCTGACCACTTAAAAGGATTGCACTGTATAAACCTGGTATCAACAATTTTAAGATTCTCATCTAAAAGGCAAAAATATCCAGTGATTATCTCAGCTTCAAAGACATTCAGACTCGTAGATTCAAGGTCAGTTACAATGATCAAGCGACTTCCTTAGATCCAAGAAAGCTAAACTGCTCGACAATAAACTGAAACCTCTCAACCCCATTATGATCCTTGTAAGTATCAATCTGGCAATCTAAGTATACAAGTTTTCCGTCCTCCATATATTTACCTAGGATTTCAGCAGCAGAGGCATAGGCTACAACCGGAAGGAAGGATACCTTGTCCTTAGCATCCTTCTGTGGTCGCCATACGCGTAGAGAGAATTTGAGCATGGATTTGCCTGTCTTAGTAGTTTTCATTTCTAGGTTGTAGGCAGCTCCTAGGAGTGTTGCCTTGCTTACGGCGATCATTTGTTTCCTTTTATCGTTTGGTAACGAGATATATTGTGCTCAAAAACGCATTATCTTGGTGATAATGAGTCATTTTTTATCCTTTAGACCCTCTAAAAAAAGAATCATTTCATTTATTTTATCCGTTTCTTCCTGAGTGAGTTCATCACATTCTGATAGCCAGTACATCTCCGATAACACGGCATAGATAAGCTTCTTCATTTATCCCCTCTTATTGTTTTGGGCTATTAGTTCAGATGCTTCCTGCTTAGAAATGTCGTCATTGAATTTTATACCCATCTTCTTTAAAGCATTTTTCTGAGCATCTGAAGCAAGTCCTACCATTGGTCGCTGCTGGCCAATGCCATCAACCTGAAATGTAGGCTTAGGTTGATCTCCTCTAGCTTGTCTGTTATAAACTGGATTTGTGCTTACTTGCTCATATTGTTTTATAAGTGGTTCATTCTTCCAAGAGTTTTCATAATCCCTAGATTCCTCATCGTCGCAAGACTCAAGCATAAACGTCTTCAGGTAGCAATATTTAATAGCCATTGAATAAGCTTTCCCTGTCGCCTTGTCTCCGGAATCGATAGCATAGGCGAAACACTGGGTTTGGAACTGTTCCGTAGGGTTATCGCTGTTCATAAACGTAACAGAGGCCCACACTTTGACCATATATGAACGGGAACTGGTGGTTTGTCCGTTGTATGACCTTTGAACTTCAAACGACTCAAGCTCGCAGCTTTCCATTCGTGACATAGCAACAATACCAGCATTAGCGACAGGGTCGTGAAGTAAAGCTGTTACGTCATCGTGAAGAACGGCAGAATAAGATGATTTTTCATTAATCTTAACCGTTCCACCTTTGTGAACGGTTTTTACTTGTTTTTGAATGTCGTTGATTTTTTGAAATAAATTCTTCATTTAGTACCTCCAAGGCATAGTCCAACGGTTTTTTACCGTTGATTAGTTTAGTATTTGACCTGCATCTGCATTTCGTCTGAGAAACTACTTCATCAGATTGGTAAAGTAAATCAAATTCTGAGCGACATTTAGGACACATTAAGATTTCTTGCATTTAATACCTACCAAACAATGATCAATCCATTTCTGAACTGATCCATAAAGTTTTATAATTTGTTTTTTCTTTTCTGGTTCTAGGCGAATCGAGGTCACTTCCCTGACCTCTTTGCCTTTTAGTTTAGCGGGCATATTAGGCTACTTTATTTTTGAGGTAAAAGTTTCCAAGCATCTCAACATTACATTTTTTTGAATAATTAAATTTTTTTGCAACCATTCCGCCAGTAACTGGGTTGTATTTAGTAACATTCCAAACAAGGTAATAAGAATTTGTATCTTGTACATCAGTTATGTAAATTACAGATTTTGGAACCCATGCAGTTTTTTCTGTACCAAAAACAAGTAAATAAGCTTTTTCAGTTTCTTTTGCGATTCCTACATTGTTAAAAAATACATTCATTTTATACCTCCGTTGTTTCGTATAAACCCATTATACTCTTAAACGTATTACGAATCAAGCTTTTTAATTAATTAATAATTAGATTGTTGTTATCTAAATATTAGATAATTTTATGTTATTAATGGTTTAAATAGTACGATAATGAGACTGTACCATATTAGTACAGTTATTTCAGCATCTTAGAGTTTACATTTGCCATTAATTTGAGGATAAAATCTATACGGCCCTGGGGGATTCCTGTTTCGCCCTTCACGTTGCCCATTGGAAAGGTCGTACTTGGTTGCGTGCTCTAGTCAGTAAACAGGCTCATAAACTTTGGCTCCGGGAAGCATAACAGCTTTAGGTTATAGAAGCGAGTGAGGACAGGATGAATAAGTTATAAGGTTTTTATCTTAGGAACTGTTTTCATCTTAGTTCTCTTCTCATTCCTTTTTCCTAGAAGCATTTATTAGGTTTATATAAAAGAACTGTATTAAGAAAGAAAATCATGAATTTTTGACTTCCTTATTCAAACCTGCAACCATTCTTATATGGAAAAGGTTACGTTCCACGATCTAGTTGTTAAACTAAGAGAACTTGCTCGGGAGCTTGGTAAAACACCTACTCTAAGAGAATTTGTTCATACTGGCATTTCTAAAAGACAAATAGATAAATATAAATACTCCAAGATTGTAGATGCAGCAGGATTAGAACAAAACCCTTCTCCTCATACCAGCGACCCAGTTCAGGTTATTATTAGACCTCCAAAAATACTTATCTTCGATATTGAAACAAGCTCCATTATGGCCCATGTTTGGGGACTCTATGATCAAAATGTTGGGTTAAATCAGATAGAACAGGATTGGTATGTTCTTTCATTTGCTGCTAAGTGGTACAAGTCTGATGAAATATTCTATTGGGATCAGCGTAAAGCTAAGCCTAAAAACAATGATAAAAATATCCTAATTGAAGTACACAAGCTTTTAGATGAAGCTGATTATGTCTGCGGTCACAATATAGGTAAGTTCGATCTTAAGAAACTTAATGCCAGGTTCATATTACACGGATTACCGCCCGTAAAGCCGTTTGAAGTATTGGACACACTCAGGATAGCAAAGAAGCACTTTGCCTTTACCTCGAACAAACTGGAGCATCTGGCGAGGTATCTTAAATGTGAGCTTGAGAAGTCTAGTCATTCCGAGTTTTCCGGCATGGAACTTTGGACTGAAACCATGAAAGGGAACATAAAAGCTTTTAACGCAATGAAAGAATATAACATTACCGATGTTAAAGTTACCGAGATGGTCTTTGAAAAGCTTCTTCCTTGGGAGCCTAGCATCAAATTTCAATCAAATTACTGGGAAGCTGTCTGTTCCTGTGGGTCTAAATCATTTTATAAAAATGGGTTTAAATTTAATAGGTCTGGAGCGTTTCAGATGTATAGGTGCTCAGAATGTCAAAAGTGCTTTATTGATAAGACCAATGTAGTTGACAAAGATGTTCGGAAATCATTTTTCAAATAGTCGGGTTTATTTTTAGTTTCGATTTCTCACGATAATGCAAAAATAAAAGGCATGAAGAAACTTCCAAAATCTGTTTCAATCTTAGGCCGAAAATTCAAGCTAAAATTAGATTCCCAAGAAAATATTATCAAAGTCGCTGGAGCTCAATGCGAAGGATGCGTTGACTTCAACACCAACACGATTCATGTATGGAAAGATTTATCACCCGCTGATCAGATGCTAACTATTTTTCATGAAACTCAACACATCAGCCATCTTGTGTCTGGTCTTTCCCAGGTCACCTCACCCGAGGTTCAAGAGATTATTTGCGAATCTACAGCACAGGCTTTTTTTGATTTAATTAAAAGCCTAAATGGTATGAAATGACTGCTCAAGTCATGTTCCTTAACACTAATTATTTTCCACCACCTGAGGAGCTCTCAAGACTTCAAAAACTTCAAGACAAATTAACAGGATCTAGGATTGAACTATCATTTGCCTGTAGAAATTACTCGCCAGGTGAGAGGTATCTAGCTTTTCAACGGTATCATAATGGTTTTAGGTATAGGTGGTTAATTTATTATGGATTTAAACAAAATATAAATTTTCCTGTTTACAATCCCGAGAGTCCGGCCTAAAACAACATTACACAAACAGGAGGTACTAATGAAAGCATCAGCTAGAGCAGTTGCAGATTTTATCAGAACAAAAAGAAGAGAAAAGAAACTAAGCCAATCAGCACTTACCAAGCTAATATTCCCAGAACATACCTCAAACCAATTTATTTCAAATATTGAACGAGGACTTTGCCAAGTTCCACCTAAGACAATTCCTAAGATTGCCAATGCCACCGGCACAACAGAAGACCACATCATTAGTCTCATGGCGCAGGATTATGTAAACTCGATTAAAGGGGTATTAAATGAATCTAAAAATAGCGATACATCACATAGTATCTTTTGAGCCATCGTTAGAATTAAAATTAAACCTGCTTACAGAAATTGGAATTAATTGTTCTAGCGATGAATTGTTTAACGCCACAGAAGAGGTTAGAGATGAGTTGGTATGTGAAAAAAAGGTTCAGGAAATCAGGGCAGTCGATTTACGAGGTAACGAATAATAAAAAAACAATCCTGATATATTCATACAAAGAATTATTAAATTTTTTAAAAGGTAGCAAATGATCAGGAAATCAAAACAACATCCGGAACTTCTAGTTTCTAATACTGGAAATATTTACAGAGCAGAAACAGGTCAGAGAATAAATATCTCTCAGAATCACTGTTATGCTAGAGGTTCAGTTATTGCCTATAAGAACAACGGAAGGCATAAGACCTTAAGTGTAGCTAAGCTGGTATGTGAAACATTCATAAAAGAGCTTGATAGAGATGAATATATTTCTTTTAAGGATGGAAACGAGACAAACATCACGGTAGATAATATTGAGATATTTAAGGTTCAAAAATCCAATAGAGGCAGGAAGCCAAAGAGAAAAGAATCTGACGAAACCTATTCTACATGGATGAACGGCCATGAAGAGCTCTATTGTTAGGAGGTATTAAATGGATATCAGAGTAAACAAAGAAATAATTAAATTACTAAAACCATGTGCTGATAGGTATGAAAATTACCTAAAGTATTACAGTGACTTTAATGGACAGCTTGAGGAATTTTTAGACTTAGAAAACATTACTTATCAGGATAAAATCTGGTTAGCAGTTAGACTTATGCCTAGATTTCTAGTCGAAGTCTTCGCAATTGATTGTGCAGTAAGAGCTGCTGCTTATGCTGCTGCTGCTGCTTATGCTGCTGCTGCTGCTGATGCTGCTAATGCTGCTGCTGCTGCTGCTTATGCTGCTTATGCTACTGAAAGACAAAATCAAATTGAGTCAATCATTTATTTAATTCAAAATTATGAGCATCTATGAACAATAATGACAAAGAAGCTTTTGATAACTGGTTTAAAGATGCTTGGGACATAGATTTTGATGCCTATGACTTTAGGCATACAATACAGTTAAAAGCATGGCAAGCCGCTGTCGATTATAAGCAGAAAGAGATTGAAGAAGATGAAGATCGTCTTAGAAATCACATGAATAGCATTGGATATGGAAAATTAAAAAAACTTAAAGCTGAAAATGCTTTTCTAAAAGAAAACATCAACGGAACTAAAATGAAGCAGATGAATGATCGAATAGAGCAATTAAAAGCTAAAAACGAAAAGCTATGTGATGTTTTGGGGAAAATTGCCAATGAAGAATTTGAATCATTCGGTGAAATGTATGAGTTTATTGCTCGATGTACTTTGAAAGAAGTAGGTGAATAATGAGTTTATGGGCTTATTTAGTGTTTGTTCTCGTTGCAAGTATTTATTACGAACTAAAATAAAAAGGTAAAAAATGATAATGTCTTGTGAGTTATGTAAGCGAGATTTTTTAACTGAAGCCGATCCGCACGTAATCAGACCAACATCTAAAGGTTATCTCCATTATTGTTCATGTATAATTATAAACCATGATCAAATCTCTGGAATTGAAAAACTTCAAGCTGAAAACAAAAAGCTCCGTGAAGCTTTAGAGTTTTATGCTACCCATGCTAGAGATAATTGCCACTATCCAGTGACTGACAAAATAGCCAGAGAAGCACTAAAAGAAGTAGGTGAAGAATGAAGTACCTATTTGCTCCGATCATACTGGTGTTTACAATTTTGTGGGATATTTTAACTTGGATTAAAAACAAGATTTTGTACTAAATGAAGAACTACAAATCAGATCAGCCATGTATTGTATGCAATGAAAGCAGGGATAATTTTGTGGCATACCACCACATATACAGTCGAAAGGCTTTTCCTGAGTATTCTAACGCACCGTGGAACATGATTCCAGTATGCCAGCCATGCCATAATTTATTTCACAGTCTTGGGAATCAAACGATGATGAAGAAATTTATATCTGTCAGAAGATGGATGGAATTAAACGGTTGGGGAGTATTTAATCAGAAGCTAATCCACAAGGACTAGGCTCGTCGTAAATTATCTCGGTTTCTATTTCATTATCAGGAGTTCCAAGTCTCCAAGAATAATGTTCTGGCTCTGAGTTGTTAGGAATTTCCGAATCACTGTCCTTAAATTCGGTCTCTTCTTCAGCGCTATAGTCTGTATAAATTGCTCGCAAGAGATAATCATTTGAGAAGATAAGTGGTACAGTTAGAATAAATCCGATAAGATTCTTCATTTTAATAGAATAAACCCTATTGACGAACCATGTAAATATTACATAGCCTGATGGTAAGAGTTGGTGACTCGAAACATTTTACCCGGTGGGAAGATGCAAGAAATTGGTGCTATTAATGCCGTTTTGTCGGCAATCAAAACTCGTGTAGACGGTTCAGTCTCAATCACAATAGAAGCAAACCCATCCGAAATTGAAGTCATAAATAAGCTAATGCAATCCTACTTACTTGATAAGAGATTGTTCACCGTTGCTTTTATAGGAGTTGACGAGTGAATAATTCGGACAATATTAAAACAAAGGGTTACAAATACAAGGACGAGTTTTGCCAGATGTTAATTGATCACCTTAAAGAAGGAAGGACAATCGACACTTTTGGTGCAACTGTTGGAGTTGTTAGATCCACAATTTATGAATGGATTGGTTCTATCTCTGAATTTAAGGAAGCATTTGATATTGGTTGCCAACTTGCACAAGACTGGCATGAAGTTAGGTTAAACGCTAAAATATCAGGCAAACCAACACCTGGGGTTGATTCTAAAAAAATAGACACAACGGCCCTTATCTTTGCTCTTAAGACAAGATTTCATAAGACCTATGGTGATAAGCAAGATGTTCAGACTAATGGTGAGATCAAGATCTCATTAAATTATGAAGGTCAAAAATGAGAAAAAGTTGCAAATCAGGAATATTTTTTGAAGGTAAGCCGGTTCATTTTAATTCTGATAACTACCCCTGTATTTGGAATAGTGAAACTAAAAAAATTTCAACCATTCATAAATATGTATGGGAAAGGGCAAACGGGAATATACCTGTTGGTTTAACTATAAATCATATAGATGGAAATAAAATGAATTGGGATTTAACAAATCTTGAACTTTTAACTCAAAAAGAAAATGTCAGACATGCATGGAAAATTGGTTTATGTAAACCAAAAAAGGGTCAGAATCATGGAAGGGCAATTCTTGATGATATAAAAGTTTTAACTATTTTAACAATGCCAAAAAGAAAGCCAAATGGTCATAGACCCGGGTGGAGTCATATTGAACTTGGAAAAATATTTAAAGTTAGTACGACAAGAATCTCAGAAATAAGGGCAGGAAGAGAATGGAAACATATCCACAAATTACTAAATGACTCCACTATTCCAGGAGTTTGATCCAAGACTAGTTCCGTGGCAAATTGAAGCAATATCGTATTATAATAATTTTAATTACGACTCAGGAATACTTGAGATGCTAATGAGTGGCTCTATAGGATCAGCCAAAAGTATTTGTGCAGCACATATAATTGCCCTTCATGCAATAAAAAATAAAAAATCAAGGCAGCTAATATTGCGCAGAGCACTTAAAGATCTAAAAAGAACATTGTGGCAAACTATTTTGACCCACATTGCTGATATTCCTCATGCGATTAAGGAATATAATAAATCAGAAATGAGAATTACTTTAATAAATGGATCAGAAATTATTGGTGATTCATATGATAGTGGGGAGCTTGAAAAATTTAGATCACTTGAATTAAGTGGCGTAATTATAGAAGAAGCATCTGAATCAAATAAACAACTATATGATGCAGTTAAAATGAGAATTGGAAGATTAAATTCGGTAAAAGAAAACTATCTTTTGTGTTTAACAAATCCAGATGAACCATCTCATTATCTTTATAAAGAATTTATAGAAAAAAATGATAAATCAAAAAAAGTATTTTATTCATTAACTGAGCAAAACCCATTCCTGCCACCTTGGTACATTGAAAATCTTAAAAAAGATCTTGATCCAATGATGGCGAAAAGGATGCTTCAAGGGCAATGGGTAAGCATACAGGGGCAAACTCCTTACTATGCATACAACCCAGAAAAGCAATTCCTTAAAAACACTAAGTACAAAATAAACCCGAATCTGCCACTAGATTTTTTCCATGACTTTAACATCGGGTCAGGTAAGCCAATGTCATCTGGCTATGCGCAAGTAATTAATGGGGTCTTTCATATAGGGAAATGCTTTATAGTTGAGGGATTTAATACGCAACAAATAATTGATGAGATGATTTTTGATGGATGTCTTGAAACTGTTAGAGAAATAAGGGTATTTGGAGACAGAAACGGTAAAAATAGAGACTCAAGAAGCAATCGAACAGATTACGAAATAATCCAGAAAACTCTCCAGAATTATGTGCAAAAAAATCAATCGACGCTCAAGGTTACTATGCACGTTCCCAATGAAAATCCACCAATAAGGGCTAGGCAGAACATAGTAAATGCTCATTGTCTTAATGAAGCTGGTGAGGTTAGACTTTATGTATATCAGGACGCTGCCAAGGTTGATGAAGGGCTAAGGCTTACAAAAATCAAAAAAGGCTCGTCATACCAGGAAGATGATAACAATGATTATCAACACATAGTTTCTGGGCTTGGTTATTACATACATGAGTACAAAACTCATACTGAAAAGATTGGAACTTTAAAACCTTTCACGGGAAGAAGATAATCATGGAAGAAAAACTATTAGATATTTCTTACAGAAAACAAATCATTCGAGAAATCAAGTCGGATGAAAACATTCAGCGAAAGATTGTTTCCTACAAGAAACAGAATATGCAGGAAGATAACTTTTACCAGTATGTGAAAGAATATCTTGAATCAAAGCTAGACGCTAATACCGTTTCAGAGATGTCTATTTTTGCATCAATTAACCTTCAGAGGCGCATATCTAAGGCAGAGGCTAGCCTGTATAAAAAACCACCGACTAGAAGCGTATTTGTAGGGGCAGATAAAATTGAAGAGCTTGATACGATCTTCTCTGACCTTGACGTTAATACCGTTTTAAGAATGGCAAACGAGTCTTATAAGTATGATGGGCAATGCGCTATTCAATGCTATCCACAGGACGGAAAGCTTAACTTAAGGGTTCTTTTACCCCATCATTTTGATGTCATTCCTAACGAGATGAATCCCGAGATTCCTGAAGTTTATATCGTATCGAATTTCGATAACACTCAACGAGATTACATTAGACGAGAAGATCGTAGAACTGGATTCTCACAAGGTGATAAGTACAGAGACTCAATCAACCAAGCAATTTCTGATTACGATGACCAGGAACTTGCCAAAGAGCGATTCTACGTCTGGTCTAAATCATTTAACTTTGTAATGGATGGACTCGGAAACATTCTTGATAAGGGTACAGAATCGGAAATTGTTTCTCAGACTGAAGAGAACGATCCTAATATCATGTCCCCTCTTGCTGAGTATC